AGCATGGGTAAAGCGTAATCAGATAAAACTAGCAAAGGAGCATAACCATACGATAAAATGAGCCGTAAAGCTCCATTCATTAGTAGAAAATACGCACTAGGCGATTGGGGAAACGCTAAATATGAGGACAATTTCTTCTTTGATGAAAAGACAAAGGAATGGGCGAGCGAATCCGACAAGGCAGTTTTATTACTATCTGAGGCATTAGGAGAAATCCTTACATGGTTATCGGACGGAAACATGAGGAGCAAAGGATACAAGGATTGCGTAGCCAAAAAGACTATTGCGTTAGTATGGTGCATGAGACCCGATTTATTGGACAATAAGTCATTACGAGAGATTTCTAGACTGGGGGGGGTTGCTGTAACGCCTGCCTCTTTATCTAAGCATGTAGCGTATTTTACCGAGCAGTTTGGTAGATTTCATAATGGAACTAAGAGTGCAGAAGCAAAAGAGAAATACAGAGATTCAGCAATAAAATCACATGAGAAGCGTAAGATTCCTAAGGACAGGGGGAAAGGTAAACAATAATGGAAAGCGATATTAACACCGAGGTAAGAGCTTGCTTGGCATTAGCTGAAGCATTTGACCAAAAGGACATATCATGTCCAAAGCATTCACATGAATTACAAGATGAATTAGAAAGCAAATACGGAAAGAATAAGAAAAAAGAACATAGGGATCTCAAGGCAGAGATGGAGGGAAGACTTAATGTGATGTATGATTTAATAAATAATAGACCCCTAAGCCATCATGACATTAGAAACGGATACGCTAGAGAGCACTTAATTTATTTGTTAGGTTGCCAAATATACTCATTAGCGAAACAAATTCATAAGGAATCTTTTTTTACTGCAATACAGCAGGGAAAGGCAGAGCCTACCGAGGGCTCTCTAGCGAAATAAAAAAATTTCTAATGTCCCATAAAAAAACAGCCTATGCGTGCGCGCGTAGAGGTGAGACATTTTGACAAGGAATCTAGTATGAGTAACCAAGAAGATTTTAGCGTCGAGCAAATCGAGGCAATACGGAAAAAAGAGAAAGCAAACATCCTAAAAAAGTTGGAGTCAGGACAAACTCTTACTGAATCCCAAAGATTAATTTTATACGGACAAAAAACTGACCAATCAAGGTATGCAAAAAATCAGACAGAACTTTCAGAGTTTTTGGGAGTGGATCGGAAAACTATACAGCGGTGGCGTAAGGAGGAAAATTTCCCACAGCCTATGGCTGACGGTAGATACGATGTGCTTGCTGTGCGTGATTGGCGTGAAAGGAGTAGAAGCTCTAGTTCAACAAATGAGGAAGATCAGTCAAAAGCAGAAGGCGAAGCACGCAGGGTATGGCTACAAGTAGAAAAGCTAGAGCATGAAATTGAAATTAGTAAAGGTGAATTTATTTCTATTACACAAGCTCAGACAGATGTCGCACAAATGTGTGCAAGGGCAAGATCCATCCTACTTGCAATACCTGACACCTTGGCTCCTCTCGTTATCGGTAAGACAGCAACTCAGGCACAACAATTAATTCGTAAAGAAATTGACAACGCCCTTGCACAAATCTCGTCCAACCAAGTGGGTGTTCAGTAGTGATTTGCACGGGGACATGCAGGATACAGACGCAGTCAATGCGTTCCTTAAATTTACGAAAAAATACAAGCCTGATATTAAAATATTTGGTGGGGATCTTTTTGATTTCCGTGCAATCAGAAGAGGAGCGAGCAACGCGGAAAAGGCGGACTCGATGGCTCTGGACATTCAGTTGGGTCTTAAATTTTTGGGGCAGTATAGACCGCATATTTTTTTACGAGGCAACCATGACGAAAGATTATGGGATCAGGCACAAGGCTCATTTAATGGATTATCTAGGGATTACGCAGAAGAAGGCGTCAGAAGCATTGAGACAAAATGTAAGATTATCGGGTGCAAGATGTATCCTTACGATGTTAATGATGGCATTTATCGCTTGGGAAAGCTTGCGTTTATACATGGCTACCATGCAGGAATTAATGCTACAAAAAAACACGCTGAAGTTTTTGCGGAATCAGGCGGTGCGGTTCTTCATGGTCATACCCATGCGATTCAATCCGCAAGCGTCGTTAGGCATCCCGAGTGCAGAGGGTATTCAGTTGGATGCTTGGCAAAGACTAAGATGGAGTACAATAGGCACATGACAGGTAGATTTCTGCATCAAAATGGTTGGGCGTACGGGGTAGTTTGGAAGGATGGATACGAAGTAATGCAAGCTAGACAAATGAACAATAAGTGGCTTTACAGCACAAATTTTAAACTAAATGACTAAAGCAAAAGCATGGTACGAGAAGCTACCGCAATCAGTTGAGGCTAGGAACAGGAGGAAGGAACCACGCATACCCAAAGGCAGAGGATGGCGTAAGTTTATGCAGTTGCTAGAAGCATCTCCCAAAGGTGAGGTAACTTTTAGAAGAGAGATCCAAGCGGAGTTAAGATCAGGCACAATGATTTGCTATGAAGGCACGGAGTATGGTCCTACGGGTAGACTACAGAGGCAAGTATGGTACAAGAAGGTGAAGTAATGGCATTGAAGCAAGCCATTGACAAGAGATGGCGAGAGTTTTGGCAAGAGCGAGGCGTAGAACCTGACAGCCTGTATGTATCAAGCTGTACATTAAACCTGTTTACACTTCCTAATATATATGAATATCCAATTAGAAAACGCATTCACGCAAAGCCTAGCACCTCCCGACAGAAAGAAGCCGTGGCAATGGTGCGAAGAAAATGTAAAAGTTGACCCAACTTCGCCCTTTCAAGGATTGTGGAAGAGTGATGTCTCTCCGTGGGTTCGACCCATAATGGAGACATTTGCTGAACCTGATGTAAGGCAACTTACTATTATGTGTTCGGCTCAATCGGCTAAAACGCAAACTTTGATATGCCTATTGACATGGGCTTTAAGTCAAGAGCCTGCACCCGCAATGTGGGTAACATCCAATGGAGGAGAAGCGGATTATTTCATGAAGACCCGCATGACTCCAACTATTCAGAATTGTGCACCACTTGCTAGGCAACTGCTTCCAACGCAGTATGCAATAACTACCGGTCAGGCAAACTTTGTAAACGCCTCACTAATGGTTACAGGAGCGGTAAGTCCATCAAAACTGCAATCGAAGCCTGTGCGATGGCTTTTCTTGGATGAGGTTCGTAATTATCCCGAAGGAGCACTTGAGATGGTGCAGAAACGGACAAGGGCGTATTGGAATAGTAAGCAAATTATCGTCAGCACTCCTGATATGGAAAACGATGGAATACACAGATCTTTCCTTGAGGGCAACCAATTGACATATCATTACAAGTGCCCGAATTGCGGGGACATGATTCCGTTGATGTGGGGGGACATGAAATGGGCAGACGATTGCAAGAAAGATGGTGTTTATGATTTCGATAAGCTTGCGGAAACTATACACCTCAAATGCTCAAGTTGTGGTCATAAGATTTATGACGAGCCGAGCAATAGGGACTCAATTGCCAACGATGGTGAGTTTATCGCCTTAAACCCAATGGCACCATCTAGCAAGGTAAGTTACTATTGGAATGCCATTTTGCCACCATGGGTTAAGTGGCGAGATTTGGTAGAAGAATTTCTGAGTGCTACAACGGCTATAAAAAACGGCAATTCACAGCCTTTAAAAGATTTTATTAATGAATCAGCGGGAGAGCCGTGGAAGGAAACTATGACAAGTGTAGATGATGATACCATAGATCATAGGCGTGATCAATATACGCTAGATGAGAAGTGGGACGAAGAGTATACTCGGTTTATGGCGGTAGATGTGCAGGGCGGAGGCGGACTGCATTATTGGTATTGTATTCGTGCATTCGCAAAAGAAGGAGCTCACTCAAGGTTAATTGCATTTGGTAAAGCATTTAGTGAGACCGAACTACTTGAAATAGCGATTGAGCACAAAGTGCCAAATGTTCGTTGCATAATTGATTGTGGTTGGAATACGGCTAGTGTTATTCGATTTTGCCAAAGGCACAATTGGAAGCCTTTTCGTGGAGATGGTGCAAAGCAATACACCGTCAGGGACAAAAAGACAGGTAAATCAATCAAGCAAGTTTGGACGGAAACTTGGGCAGATGCAGAAATGGGCACAAAGCGTCAAGGATTAGGTAAGCGAGTGAAAAGATATGTATGGTCAAACGATGCTACAAAAAACATCTTAGCCGAACTAATGGGTGGAACGATAGGCAAATGGACAATCCCCAAAAATACCCCTCAAGAATACATACAGCAGTTGACAGCGGAAATACGAGAGGAGAAAAAGGAGGCAAATGGTAGAATTTCTTATGTTTGGCGACAGATCCGCAGGGACAACCACCTAAGAGATTGTGAGTTA